TCTTCGCCTATTGTACTAACAATTTTCTCTTTCCACTCAGCATCACGGCCAGGAACATTAGACCAATGAACCTTGAATGGAAAAAAACTATTATTTCCATTTACTGCGTCATTCCAGAATTTGTAGAAGAGGTTGAAACCATTTGGAGTTGAAACTATAATAACCTTAGTTTCTTTACCAGATGAAATTGTAGGATAAACTGATTTGATAAACTCTGAGGCAATGTGTCTCTGAACATGAGCAAACTCATCCAGTAGAATAACTGAAAATGAAAACCCACGAATTGCTGAAGATGAAGTTGAGGAAGCAATAATCTTACTACCATTCTCAAGCTCCATTGAACCTTTGTTCCACTCACGCAAACCTTGTTGAAGAAACTTTGGAAGATGTTGATAAGAGGTCTGAATCCTTCCCAATATTTCTCTAGCAGTAATTGCTTTATTAGCGAGGATGCCTACCATTTTATCTTTATTAAATAGAATATAATGTAGTAACCAACCAATAGTAGTTGTAGTCTTACCAACCTGTCTACCAGTTTTTACAATAACATTTCTATTATCGGTTATTGTCTCTATTAACTTTTTCTGGAAATCATACAGATTGAAAGGAATTAATCCTTCATCAACGTGAACGATTTGCACATAGTTTTCCAAAAAGTAAATCGGGTCATTAGAACACTTAATGTATTCTTCAATTTCTTTCTTCTTAAACTTATGTGGGATACCACAACCTTTAAGAAGGTTGTTTCCTAAATATGAATCTGTCATAAATTATTTTTTATTTTTTTTCATTTCTAAAAGTTCTTGAAGTTCTTTAGTGCTTCCAACAAAAAGATTATTTTCATTCTTTACTGGTGTTCTACTGTCTTCAACTTCTTTCTTTGTTTTCTGTAAAACTAAAAGTTCTTTTGTGGTAGCAGTTAAAGAATTAATCATTTGAACTGCAACTTCAAATGCTCTTGGCTGTTCACCTTCCTTTGCAATTGACAAAAGTTCTTCAAGAGCATCATTACCTTTTTCAATAAGGTTATGATACTGATCTCTTGAAAAATCATAGTCACTCGTTAAGTCAGTCATACCAACGGTTACAGACGGTGCTGTTTCTTTTTTCTCTTCTGGCATCTCGATATCAATAATATCACCAGCAATATCTAAAACATCATTTAATTTTTTCACTATATTCTTTTTCATAAATTATAAATCTGTTACAGTTGTTGTAGTACCAAAATCGTCATCAGGGTCAGCTGTTAATGGGTCTGGTTTTATATCAATATTAGTTAGTTGTTCATCTATACCATTAAAACTCGTTCCAGCATTAGCATCTATTTCACGGATAATACCAATATCTTGAGTAGGCCCATAAATATAACCCTGCACTGTAAAGGACAAAGTATGTATCAGAGCTCTTCTTGAAATAAAGTCACCTTCATAAGTATCTTCTGTACTCATAGCATTCATTATGATTGGTATATCTCTCTTAACTCCAAGTGTACTCATTTCATTTAGAGTAACATGATACTCTGGAGTGAAGTATGGTAAAATCTGTTCTAAGATTTGTGCTCCATCATCACTATTCTTAACCATGATAGAAAGTTCAATATCAAAGTTATAAGGAACAGGAGTATAAGCAGTAACTACTGTAGAAGTGTTTGCATCTAAGTTTGCAGATGCAGTCGCCTTCGTTCCACCACCACCTGTAATAGTAACATTAGGTCGTGTAGTATAACCACTGCCGGATAATGTCAGTGATATACTAACAACTTGGTCGGAAGTACCATTTGCAACTGTTCCAAGTACTGCTGTTGCTGTCGCAGTAATACCACTTACTGGTGCTACAACGGTTACTGTAGGAACGGATGTGTAACCACTACCTCCATTTATTACATCAATACTATCAATTGTTCCTAATGGTTTTGCTTCTCTAAATCTTTTCTTAGTTTGTAATTTTCTAGTAGCATCATATGTCATTGTTGAAATTTCAAATGACATCCTTGGTAATGTTATTGCTGACTTTGAATTAGTTGTACTAAGTCGCCCTTGGTCTATCATTGTTAAATACTTTTCTGCTGGGCCATACGCAATAGGAACCTTGAATTGTTTATCAATAACACCTGCGGCAGTTGTCCGTCTTACACTGACATCATTGAATACTGTTCCAAATAATATAATTATATTTCTGATATTTTTATTGTAAAAGTAATTTCCGAACATTATAAGTCTCCCTCACTCCACGGATCGACTTCACTGAAGTCTAATATTCCGTCGCCGTCGGTTTCGTATGTTGAGTTATCTGAATATTCAGATGAAGAAATGGTCTGGTCATCAACCTTCGTAACATTTCTTGTTGTTGCACTTGTAGCACCAATAATATTTATACCAGTTGCAAATGTGCCGACAGTATTAAAAATATTCATAATATTAGTAGTACTATTAAAGTCAGCAACAATACCTTTAGCAGTTGAGCCTACTAAACTAACACCTTGATAAACTTCTTCGTCTTTAGTATATACAACCGATGAACCAGCTGCAACAGTGATTTGTATAGTGATAGCATTTTCTCTTTCAAACTTATCAAATATTACACCACTACTAGCTATAGGTATTTCAAATTTCTCTTCACTGAATACATATTTCTCACAAGTCATTTCAAATACAGTATTTTTTCCCATAGAGTAAAATGGTTTTTCGTGTTCAACAAATTTGATTTCAAATATATTTTTATCCAAAGGAAAATAAATTAAGTCTCCTTCTTTTGGAACACTCAATACTGTCTCTTTAAGGAACCTTTCTTTATTCACTATTAGTATCAATTCATCTTGAACATCAAGTCCAAACTTAGTAGAGATATCACCAACACCACCAAAACCATCTGGTACATTGACATACATTTCTATTTCAAATGCTGATTCAAATTTTGATAAAGGGTCTTCGTTTAGTATGTCATCTTTTTTTATATTTTTTCTAGGTAAATATAAAACATCAAGACCACTCATTTGAATTACTTCTCTAGTAAGACTATTAAGTAATTCTTGTTGTGGAAATGAATTGAAATTTTTAAAAAAATGATTAGTTGTCATATTAACCTACATATCCGTCTGCTGGAAGTTCGTATCTTAGACTCATTTCTTCTTCTATCTTTTCTATCTCTTGAATTGCTTCATCATATATTGTCTTGCCGTCAAGTGTGATGCCACCGGGCAATACAACACCTGTAAACTTTTTCAAGTTTTCACCCCACTGTCTTTTAATCAAAGCAGTACAATACTTTTTCAGAAACATATCGTTATAAACTTCTGTGTATGTTGATGGGTCAAGTGATCTATAAGCTTCAATGATTATAACATCACCTGCCACAAACTTTGTTGCCCAATCAGTTTCTAAATAAACTCTATTTTGTTTTCTATTGAAAAGCATTGTGGGTGCAATAGAAAATAAATCTTCAACTAAAGAAAAGTTTTGTTGTGTCATCTGCCATTGAATCAATGAAGAACCAGAAAAACTATTTAAGTCATTCAAACGTAACTGGTATTCTTCATTAAAGAATCCACCTTGAAATGAATCAAAACTAGGAATAGGTAAAACTCTGACTACACTGATAACAGGCCCACCGTCTGGTGATACAGGATCGCCCATAGGAATATATTCATTAGTGATATCATCTGTTGTGACAATATGTTTTAGAAAAACCTTTTCAACACCATCGAAATGATATTCCTGAAAAAACTCTAAAGCATCATCAACTCTTTCTTCAAGTTGATCTTCATCTACATTAATTTCAACAACAGGCTGACCTAATCTTCTTAAACAATAATCAATCAGTCCTTGTCTTGTCGTTACAGCAGCCATACTATTATCCTTTTTTAATTAAACAGGAGAAATTCCCATTTTTTCTACTTGTTTCAAAATATTTTCTTTATCTTCGTTAGCAATTTGTAATCTTGCTTCTAACTGTACAATCACACCATTGGCATCATTGACTTTAACTTGAAGAATATTGATAATCTTTTGGGCATAATCAAGTTGTCCTTGTATTTTTTCAATAGAAATACTTGGGTCAATCTGAGGTTTCTGTAGAAGTGATTCTTTTTTTTCTTTTACTTTGTTTGGTTTTGGGCAGTCTACTTCTACTGCTTCATTCATATCATCAACTCCTATATATAATTATTAAGTTGTTATTTACCTCTTTTTTTCCTAACTGGTTCATCTGCTCTTTCAATCCTAGTCTCATCAACATCTAATCCATATTTAGTTCTTACCATCGTATCAAGTTTTAAAATATCTGTTTGTAATACTCGAATACGGTCAATGAGTTGAATCAATATTTCCGTTTGACCAACAATCTTGCTCGTCAATGAATCTTGCAACCATTTTACAATTTTCCAAAAACCCCACCCAATCAATAATAAACCTACAACTGGTACACCTAATTTTTCAATTAGGTCAGCAGTTTGGTCTAATTGCATAACTTTTACCTATATGTATTTATAAGGAAAAAAAAGGGGACAGGGAAAATCCCCATCCCCCTTCAGTGAATCTTAAATCTAGTGTTGTTTTTAAGTTTAATTAATATTAGAAAGTACCGTCTTCTGAAATTATTTTTATTGACATTATACTGTCACTTCTGGCTGAACCGTGAATACACCTTCTATAGCTCTCTCAATAGGCCGTCCATCATTACTAACTAATGTTGTATTGTATGTAGTACCATTGATAGTTTCTGTTCCTGCAAAAGTACCTGATGTAATATTATAGGTAATTTTAGTTAAAGGAGAATGAGCAATGACTGTTCCAGTTGCACCCGATGTTGCACCTGTGATTACTTCATCTGTAATAAATGTGCCTGTCGCATCTTTAACTGTTAGTGTAGGAGGTGTTGTCATTTCTACATCATAAACATACTTACCTGATTTTAATAAAGTAGTTTGTGCAGCAGTCAACGTCATTCGTATACTTCCGGTTGTAGCATCTAAAACTATTATCCCAACTGATGTTTTTGAAGATACAGATTTCCAATGTCTTCTTATTTGTGATACAAGTGTACAACCAGTGATATCTCTATTTGCAGTACCGTCAGCTATTAATATATTAAGAGTAGTCACCCAATCTTGTCCAGCATTTAAATCATTATTCAATTTTGTTGTTGTTGACATATTTTTATCCTAAACAATGATTGTTGATTATATTACTTGTATTTATAAACTTTTAACTGTATGTATTGAGTTTTATTGGAATTGATATTATAAGTCTGGATCTTCGACCCAGTTAGTCAGGTCTTCATCCCACGAATACCTTTTACCATCACTAGGATATGCAACTGGTGATTCCCACTGACAAGTAGCTTCCACTAAAGTCCAACTAGGGTATGGTTTAGGTGGAATAAACGCATCTCTAGTTTTATCGTATGTATAACCATTACCAGCATAATTCTTACGGAAGTTACCATTGTAACTCGTCTGTACCCAATTGAAACTATCACCTACTGCTCCTGAGTTGATGAAATTCTGTTCTGCTACTATTACTCTTTGTACAATGTTATCTGAATTGATTTCTGCGAAATGACTCATATTAGTTTTCCTTTGAAATATTTCCATCAATTGTTATTGGCATATTTAGATACTGTTGCTAGTGTATCATCTTTAGATGTATTGCATTAAATCTCTATTTTATTGAAATTTGTATCGAAGAATTACAACTCCGGCGCCGCCAGCGGCTCCATTTGCAGAAGGGCTATTATCTCCACCCCCTCCTCCACCGCCGCCTGAGTTTACCGTTCCTGCATTACCATTACCTGAAGGGATACCGCCTGCCCCACCCCCACCATTGCCTCCAGTACCGCCAATAATAATTGCGCCTGAACCTGTAGCTCCACCTCCGCCACCACCCGACCTATAAACGGCTGAACCTGTGATGCTAGAACTCAAACCCACTCCACCATCACCAGCTTCTGTTGTCGTGCCATCGTCACCTTCCGCCCCTGCGCCACCACCACCACCTGACGGGTACCCTGACGCATTGACCGTGTCTCCACCATCATTACCCTGCCCTACTGTTGCCGTACCACCAATTATTACTTCCGCTCCTGAAGCACCGCCACCACCACCTGAACCACCTGCACGAGTAGTGGCAGATTCCGGGCTAACACTTGCTCCGTTACCACCGCCTCCATAGCCTCCGCCATCCGAGGTGACAGTTGAAAACACGCTGTCAGAGCCAGCTACACCATTGGTACCACCTACTCCGCCAGCACCACCACCACCAATAGTTATAGCGTAAGTCTGTGCCGTAACAGCAAAAGCTGTGGCAGTTCTATATCCTCCTGCTCCACCGCCGCCGCCGCCATTATCACCGCCGCCGCCGCCAGCACCAGCAATAACTAGGTATTCTACTGGGGCATCAGAAAGAGAAACTATAAAATCACTAGAAGTATTAAAAGTGTGAACCTTGTAATCACCATCAGTAGTGACTGTTCCACCAGTAGCCAAAGTTAAGGCAGGTATATTTCCAGATACGGCAGCTTGCCAAACATTGGCTCCAGCTGTTGCATCAGTGAGGACAAACAGCTTACCGTTGGAAGTGTTCAAGATAATGCTACCCACTCCACCAGAAGGGTTAGTTGATACTGTAGGATCAGAAGATTGTTTAGTAATATCGCTGGGAAGGTTTGTCAAACTAGCCCCGCTAATAGCTGGCAAAGTAGCAGGGAATCTAGCATCTGCAATTGTACCTGTCAGTTTACTTGCGTCCACACTTGTTATTAAATCTGTAGTGACTTTAGTTGTCATTTAGTTTTCCTGTTTATTTATTTATTTAAGCTGCTTGAAATTGGTATCGAATAATTACTATACCTGAGCCGCCAGCAACGGAAGCGACTGTCCATGATCCACCCCCACCTCCTCCGCCACCTGTATTAGCTGTTCCGGCTACAGACGCTATTGATGTGCTAACACCGCCATTACCTCCTCCACCCGCTCCTCCAGCAGCAGTGGTGGTGT